GTTTCACTTCTAGTACATTTGAAAGCGACAAGGGCTCTAACCGCTATTTGCGATTAGATCTCAACATTCGCAAAAACCTCGTGCACCCTGATAAATACAACCAGCACGAGTATAAAGAAACGATCAGGGGTAGCGTAGTGCATGAAAATTTTAATGTAAATGGTTCTATAAGCAGTAAAGCACTACGCGTTTCGTACAAGAACATGCACACATATCATGCTACTAAGTACGGTTCTAATAGACACCGAAACAAATTGAAAATTGAACAGTCTATAGAACAAACAGCGAAGGAAGCAAAGAGCGTAGCAAAATTTCAGAAAATGTTATATGATTTACAAGCTGAAGCAATAACACGGCCCGCCTTACACTTAGATGGTGCATGGTTACAGAAAAATGATAGTGTACACCAACAATTATCTAAATTAAAACAAAGCATTATCGATAAAAACGCCAAAAATCACACAGCGATCGTAGCAAAACAACAAAAAGAACTTACCCCTTACGAACGCGGCCAACTAGCTAACCTTCTGATTAAACCTTCTGCAAACCTTAAATTATTCAGCCAAATATACAAAACCAGACCCAATGCTATTGTTAAATATTTATCCGATCCTATGAGTCAGAAAACAAGTGGTCGTAATCCCAGAATAAATTTTTATAGAGCACTTAACTTATTGAATGAGAAAGATCAAAACAGAGTTAAAATACACACAGCCATAACATCCGTAGACTCTTATGTATATAATATAGGTATGCTTATTCGTGGAGTCATAAATCATTCCCGCTCTGATACACTCGAATACTCCGACAAACTACTTGAACATGGCAATATACATTACAATAACAAAACCAAAACCTTTTACCTCACACCAAAACATGATTCATTGACTCTCTTGCTTAATTCTTCTGACCCTGATCTTCAAAAATTCTTCTATGTATACGGTTCTGTACATCCTGTAGATTATAACTATTTCTTAGCTAACAATGAAGACAAAATAAACAATGCATTAATAAAAGATTTTATTCGCACCACTGGTGGCCAAACACACAAGCAGTATGAAAACATGGTTGCATGGTCCAAAAGACATAATTTAGCTGCTGATTACGAGAGGCTTTACGATCATGATCTTCCTGTCCTACATATGGTAGGATACACTGAAGATGACTTCTCAATTACTTACATAACACCACCATACGCTCGAAACAAAACAGTATCAGTAGGGGCTCTTGATCATCGTTACCTGAATGATCTAAATATTCTAAACACTCGTAGTAAGAGTCAGGGCTACACAATAACTGAAATAGACGGTATTCGGTGTTGTGAAGATATGATCTGTGATAATGTGTCGTATTTTAACCCACCCAGTAAAGATCATTGTTGCTTTGGTTACGTTTACTTCCTAGCTCTAGCCTTGCAAGGCAGAAACTTCACTCCAAGAGATATTGACATTTTAGCTTTTGTGGAAAATCCCACTGGTTGTATGCGTGATGCAGGTGAATTATTAAAACCACAACTCAAGGATTTCAAAGATATTTCTTTTACCGAGGCCACTAGAATGTGCAAAGCTAAGGGTATCGGTGTTTACCTGGACCGTGTGAGCTCACACTTCTTACAGTCCCAGTTATCCAATTTTAGTAGACCTACTGTAGTATTTGTTGATGTAACAGCCGAGCTTTGTCATGCAGTTCTAGTCAAACCTGCTCATTATCAAGAAGTTCATGATCTTAATGAGACACGTTTTGTTGATCGTCACAATATTGATTTTAAACCTGAAGCTTTCCAGTATCTCCTGAATAATCCTTTATCTTATTCTCTTCTCATGAACCTTTTCTATACAGCTTCTCCTGGATCCAATCGGAGAGCCATTTTAGCAGGTTATGCCAACCGTGGTGCTCTCCCTCTAGTGTTCTTCAGTCTCAATAATACAGCTAAAACTTTACAACATCTGTTCACATACAGTGGCGTAGCTGCAAAATCATCATTAAGGATAATTGAAGAAGGAAATAAGTGGACTATTTCTCTCATAACACAACATCGCGACCATGTTCAAATAAACAAGACAGTTAATAATACAATGCAAGACATGGGTTTTTCTGATAATGACATGAAACACCAAGATGAAAAAATAAATAAAACCGATGAGAAAGAAGTAGAAGTACCCAAACAGGCCAATCCTGAAGCTACAGCAACAGTTAATCAATTACGTGAGATATCTAGGGCCATAATAAATGACAGAAAACAAGAACAGGAAACAAAAGAAGAAACGAAAGAAACAACAGCACAAAATCCTCGTCCAGTTCGCATATTGAGAGATGATGCAATGTCTGTGTCTAATGCAACAACAGAAGATGATGATGATGTCATGGAGTCATTGAAGTTACCACCAAACATGTATGGCTTACTTGGCTCTCGTCATGTTTCTGGTTTCCAGAAGCGAATCCAACGTTTTATGGTTTATACTTACATGCAGCGTCCCATACAACAAATAGGTGAGGTTTCCTTGGTACAACACACCAATTTTGTAACTGTCAGTTACCATGGATTTACAATGTTTACTGCCTTACGCACTAACAGACCATTAAGTACCATAATTCCATATTGCCACAATATACATTCCAGTTTCAACATCGGCCCACAAACATTTATTTTAACAACATCAGACCTTAAAACAACACATCACAAAAATACACCATATCTTTCTAATCCTTTGACACCGCTAATTAATTCTCATGAACCTCTCGATCCTGCCGTTCAATCCACAATTATCGACTTCTTACTTACAGGAGACAACTTGACTACTATACACGCCAATCCAACACACATCAACAAAGTATTCGGTTTTGTTCGTGCGATCCATTCGTCCTTTGAACTCACTTCAGAGAACATTAGATCGGCAACAGATTTTGTGTGGAATTTTGATACTCGTTTAACCAGAAATAGTACACTTACACTCAAAGAACGCGTCCTTGCTACTTTGTCATCCATTGTTGATTTTGTTAGTGATGTTTGCCTCGAGAAACTCAACCAAATTTTAAATCGAATTACCCCAAATTATGAGCCTCCTCTCTATGAATATCATCAGGAAATAAAACGCGAGGAAAACTCTGATAATTCAGACGATTACGATGATGATGATTCCACTGACATTTCTGAACCCTCTATTGGAGCTTTAAATTCTCCTAAAGCAAAAGCATCATTTCTTAGTATATTAATTTCCAACGGCACAAGTCTTCTTTTTATTCTCTTTTATATGATCGTATTCATGCTAGCTACTCAGATCATCTCTAATTTTCTCTATCGCCGCTGGCTCCGGTTTGTGAATTACATCACTGGGCATGCCCGTCAGCGATACCGTGCCTGGCTCCATTATTACTCCGCCGAGCAAAGAGCAATTAGAAGAGCAAATGAACAATTAAGACGTGGCCAAGAGCAGGAACGCGATAGATTAGCTAGACAACAGCACGCAGCCACAAATGCTGTTTACATACATCTAACTAGGGAGTTAATGAAACGACGTAAAGTCAAAGAGATGTGTGTTGATAGGAACATAAGACCAGCCGATTTGACAAGAGTAGATTTAAACAATATAGCTGAAGAAGTAGAACAACATTTAAATGAACGCATTCGGGGAAATGATATTCAAGCCATTGACCAAGCTCTCTTGATCCGTGAAATTCAAGGCCTCAGCACTTACCGTATAATGAGACATAAACTTCACCGGAAAATTACTGAAAAAGAATTAGATGAATTCAAAGAACAAGAGCCTTTTCATGTCGATAACATAACTCCATTCCAACACAAAGACGACGAAGGTGTCGAAGAGACTAAAGAGCATGGACAAGAAGGAACCGAAGAGACTACAGCCGAAGAGCTAGTAGGGATATTTGACGAAAAACATGACGGGGAAGTAGAAGAGAAAAAGGCAGAAAAAGTTGAAGAGAAAACTCAGGCTGCATTTGATGAGAAAGATGATGATGATGAGAACAAAGGAAATCCTGAAGAGAAGAACCCGGAACTCTTCAAAAACTTAAGGAAGAAGTTTAGAGCAGATTTAGAAGAGAGGAAAAAGAAATACAAAGAACGACCGAAAGAAAAACCAGTTGATAATGATGATGATGATGACATCTCCACCATAGGTAATCCAATGATCAATACTTCAACTGGGCCTGTTGCTCCAAGAAAGAAATCCAAGGAAAGAATAGAAGAGGAGAAATTAGTAAAACAATTAGAGCGCATGGAAGATAAATACTCCGAACGTGAACGAATAAGAGCCTCCAGGAACAGTTATTTTAGCGCACTAACCAAACCATTTACTCGTGCATCTGAGTATAAAGAAGATCCGGATGTTAAAATTGGGTTTTTAACTTTACCCACAGAACTCCCTGTTATACAGGCTCCTAGTTATTCGAGTCTGAAAAAAGTGTTTCTTGTCCTTTTATTATGTTTGTTTTGTTTACCTTATTTTTATTTTTATAAATTAATAACCTTTTATTTTGTTTTATTAGCATTCACTTCTGGCCCTTCAATGTTCATAAGCCAGATCCTGTCCTTTTTAACCTTTTTGAGATATTGTATTTCTATGTATATATTTATTGTCCCTATATTAATTATTTTAAGTATAGTTTATTTAGTATTTTCTTTTATGTCTTCTGATGATACTCCTACTCCTCCTGCTGTAGCTCCTTTACCCTTTACTTTTAGAAGTGACGGTCCTGCACGAAGAAGGCGTAAGGTACACAACACTTTTCAACCTGGATCAATCGGTTCTATTCTTCCTAAAATGCCTGAAGAAGCCAATAGCCCATACACCGAAGACATAAATAATTCGCTTACTAACTTACAATTCCCATCTACAAACATGCCTTTTGAAAATTTAAATTATACACCGAAACCTCGTAAATTCTATAATGTCACTTTTGGAGTGACACCATGGAATCTAAATTTTGATATTAAAACCTTAAATTATCTAATAAAATACAAGAATCCTACCTTATATCAAAACATTAGGACTGAACTCCAAGATCACACCGTTATGCATCGCGTACCTGACACCCAACCCCTCTTGGTAATTAAAGTATTTCTCGAGCGTTTCATACCATCTCCAGCTATCCCCACTAAAGACATGTTAGCCCAGTACACTCCAGAGGTTTTATCTCCTTATGTAACCCAATTTCACGAACATTGTCTCGCTGCCCCCTTACTTCATTTTGAAGACTATTTACACAGTGTCAAAAGCAGTAAGAGGAATGTCTACCGTTATGGTTATAATACTTTTCAAATGAAACCCCTCTTATCTACTTCTATGGAAATTATCCTCAAAACTTGTGAAAAACAATTTATATTAAAGGATGGAATACTCGACAAAGACAAGATGAAACTTCGAATGATCAACAATCCAACCCCTCAAGTTAAAGCTGTCCTCGGACATGTCGGACAGACTTTACTTTACGGTTTAACCCGGATGCAATTTCACCCTACCATTAAAGTCCCAAACGCTGCTATTTGTGTATCACTGACTGAACTAGAAGAACGTTTTGACATTGTCGTACGCAACTTTGTAGATCCTGTTTTTATAAATTTAGACATCAAACATTTTGATGGATCACAACACGCTATATGGATACAAAAAATAGACAATGAGTTTCTTACACACCTGACTAAGTACTCCATTAGCTTAGGATACTCCTCTGTACAGGCTCAGGAAATCCATCGCATGGCTACAAGCCTCTCTTCTGATCTACAAATGTATGTGCCGTCCAATACACCAATGGGCGCTCTTTTACGCAAAGCCTCCCCGATGCTCAAACACAAATACAAAATATTATCAGCCAAAGTCATAGGAAGAGTGTTTTCTGGACACCCAACTCGCACTACTTTCGGCAACACAATAAGAATGTTACTTATGAACTATGTTCAAATCAACCGCTTGCGCTGGCAAACGATTCCTTTTCTATTTCAAGCAGGTGACGATGCATGTTGGGTTGTCGAGAGGCACGATGTTGAGCAGTTGCGCGCTATGTTGGACTCATGTTTTTCAAGCAATCCTGACACCGAACTGGTACTACATGGTTTTGGTATGGTAATTAAGGAAATTTCAGTTAATGACACTAGTGCTACTTTTTGTTCTAAAAAATTTTATAAGACTAGATTCGGAGTTTTATTTGCTCGCGATGGGCAACGTTGGATTCAGACAGCTTCTTATGTAGATTGTGATCCAAAGTACTTTAATTACTACAGCTCTATAAAAGGTGAATTAGAATTGTATGATAATATTCATGCAGTGCGTAGCTACATTCAACGATTATATAAACCGATATTTAGAGCAAAACAAGCGTTTTATCAGCATTTTAGCTTGTTAAAGAAACATGAACATAAGGTAAGATACCCTGATCTTGTCAACAATTGGGACCCCGTCTTACGAATCTTTGACCTTACCGACTCGATACACTTGGCTATCAAGAATGCTGAACATAGTATGTCCGATTTAATCGTTGGTTCATTAGTAAGCGACAACAAAGCTAGATACACTCGCTCTGTAACATGTAATGATGTTTACACACCCGAGGATTTACAGCCACCAGTCACTGATTTAATAAACAAACTAAACACCTTAGGTCCGGACTACGCTTGGGAGTTGGGTTTTGATTCCCATGAGCTTTTTCACGAATTACCTCTATACGTGCCCGTACTACAATTTAATCTGCTCTTGGACTTATTCCACCAATTCATCACAGGAGAGTCAGATATAATTTCACAGGATATGATAAACACTACTTACCGTCGTATCGCTCTCTGTGACTACACTGTCAGTCCACACTTCTTGAAATACACTGACCCTGTGGATTGTGAATTCTGCCGAGATTTAATCGACTCAGTGTATAAACATCATCCATCAACTGATGTTGTCATGGTGGGTAGTTATGCCGACTATGGACGTTATGCAGCAAGAGAATACAAGAACAAAATGTGGCAGGACTTCTCTAAGAGAAGAGCAGCAAAACAACAAAAAGAAGGGATAACCCAAACCGCCAAGAAAGTAGCTCGCAAAGTAATAGCTGATAAACTCGACACTCTAGCATATCAAGGCGCGACTAGAGATGCATTATCAATGATTAGACAAGCAGCTCGTCCTGTATCGAAGTATGTAAAGAAAAGAGTCAAGAAAAGAACACAAAACCGACGTCGCCGTAAGACTTCCGGCCGCAACAATACTGATGTGCTTTCCCGTGCCAACAAACACTCTGTGCAATGCGTTTCAGAGTATTACAATGCCATCAAATATCCTAATTTAAATGTCCCTATTTGTCTGCCGACACGAGGTACCACGTCCTCTTGGAAGTCAGCATGGACTGACAAACTCATAGTCTATAGTGGTACTGATGGTACTGGTTTCTTTGCAATGGCACCCACATTCTGCTCTGGTACAGCTGCCTATTACACTACAACAACAGCTTATGCCTCACAAGCCATTACATTGGCAGCTACTCTCCCAACTGGAGTTAACCAGACTAACTCCAATTCACTTATTTCTACTACTTCCTTTCTTGGAGCAGTCAACTCCGCCCGTATAGTGGGTGTTTCTCTCACTGTTATGAATCGAAGTAATAACTTGAATGTATCTGGCTCATTTTTTATGGGAGAAAGTTCTGCTCACACTACAATCAATGGACTTGACGAAACTGGAGCAAGTAACGTACCCCGTGTTATACGTCGCGACTTCCGTTCTTTAGAGAAAGAAAATGTCTTTATCATGCCACTCAACATCCCACATTCTGTAGGGGACACATCTGAAGAACAGTTTTACTCTTCAAACAATACAACCACCACTTATAGCCCTTATTATCCGTGGTCCGAGACATTTACTGTCAACTCGGCTAGAGGTGATCCTTGTATATTTGCTGCTATCTTTGGAGCGACTGCAACTTGCTCATATGAAGTCTCTGTAACTACCTACTGCGAATATACTGGTCCTACGTTTCGTGCACATGAAGCTTCAGTTATAGTTAATGAAAATGACTATGCAAAGCTCTGTGCATACTATGACCAGTATCGCGCTGATCTCTCTAGATACTAAACTAATTAAAACTTTCCTCTTTTAAATAATTTTCAACTGTTTAAACAATCCGGATTCTCTAATGTTTTTGGTATTTATCTTTAGAGTCTTATCGTAAAATATCATTTCTTTACTTATATAACGTGGCTAGTATTGAAGGAGTTATTTTAACTCCCCC